GGACGCGATAAGACCACCTGCAACTGCGGCGGTGCCGCCGATAACTGCCGCTATGATTCCGGCCATGTTATTTGTCTCCCATCAACAGCGGTAAGGCGTGTTTGTAATCTATGGTTATTTCATCGCCTACCATACCACCTTTGCAACCGGAAATCACCTGTGTTGAAAACATATATATGTCGCCTGTTTCGGCTTTGAACAGTATGGCGTTTGGCCTGCGCGAGTGGTTTGCAAACCGCCCTGCTGGCGTTCGTTTGCCGTTGATACGCACAGGCGCAATCAGTTCCTGCGATTCAATATCGCCGGTAGCAAAGACTCCTTTGCCGTGAATGCGTGAAGAAGCAATTTGCATTTTGTAGCTTCCATGCGGCAAGGGTATAAGGTCGCCTTCATACTCCGATATAGCCGTAACAATATCCGGTGCAAATCCAAACTCTTCTACCGCGGTATTAAAATCTTCATGCTCTGCGTTATGGTCGTAAGACAGCAGCAACGCATTTGTTTGACGGGCTTCTAGCAAGGCTATGTTATCATCAAACAACTGAGTCTCCAGTGTGTCAACATCTGTTTCCTCAGTTGCGTAAACGTTCTGCCAGCGAACTGTCTCATGGATGTACGCAATCTTGCGCCCTGACGGCGCTGTAAATGTCTTGGGCGCAACCAACTCTGTGTGCGTTCCATCAGGATTGATGAGCGTCAGATGACCTTCGATCATTACGTTGAAATGCGGCGCGGTATGCTGACGCCCAATGACATATGCGCCAGTCGGCATAATTACCTCGCGGATGTACACGCCGGGGCCAAAGTGATGTGTTACCGGGCAGTCAGCTTGCTCCTCGCGCAGAAAAGCAATTTCTAACTTTCCGACATCTTCATCGGTAAAGGTAGACCCTACAACGGGGGTAACATCAACCGCCAACATCAGCTAACCAGACGCCCCGAGGCGCGGATGTTGATAGCCGACGCCGTGCCAGCGATGGTCGAGATGAAGCCATTGTTGGGTAGGACGTGGCCGACCAGTTCCGGAAACGTGTATGTCTCGCTGGCCTGAAGCGTCTTGGTCTTGACGATCAAGTTGTCGTTGCCCGCGCTGCCAGCAGCCGTGACCAGGTTGACGCTGATCGTCGCAGCCGAGGCGCTGTAATTCGTCGCCGTGAACTTGTCGATGATCGTCTGCACGCCGCTCGACGTGTACTGCGTGACTTGCGTAGCCTCCGCTGTCTTGGCGGGGATGATATTGCTGATGTTCACGGCCATATTGGGTTCCTTAATACAGCAAAGTGTTAAACGAAGCGGCTTGCATGATAACCCAATCTGTGCCGTTTGACACTAGGGTAGCCCAGTTACCAGACACATCAGTCAAAATAGCAGTCCCGGCTGCGCCGCCGCCCTGCGGCACGACGTTACTGGATGCAGAGACAAGGTTCTGGGCTTGGTTGTTCTGGAACGTAAGATACCGGCCAGAGTACGTTGCGGCGGACGGCAGCGTGACGGTGCAAGTCGATCCAGACTTGTTATTGATGATCCACGTTTCGTTGTACGCGACCGTGAAGTCAGCGGTCTTGGTGACCGGTGCTGTCGAGGATGGGTTCAACGCCCGTATAGCTAACTCATCAAGCGGCGGTGGCGACAAGGCCAACGCCTGTACTTCGCTCTGTACAACCGCTAAGGCAGCTATTGACGCGCTGAGCGATGTAACCGCTAACGCCTGAATATCGCTTGCCAAGACCGCTTCACCAGACACGCAACAGTCGGGCTGCGTCTCTGTCGCCTGCGCAAGCTCGGCCAGCATGGCGTCATAGGATGCCAGCAGCGACGACGTGTCGGGCGAGAGTTCCGTCTCAGATTGGTTGGTCTGCGTAGCCGTCAGCAGCGACAGAAAGAACCGATACCACTCACGGCTGATCGCACCGCTGCGGTCGTCGATCAACGCGACGCGCGGTGGTGTAAGCTGCGTAGGGTTGATCGGCGCGAGTGCCATCAGGCTCGCGTCCCGCTCAACGCCAACTCAGCGCCCATGATGTAGATGCGCACCGGATCAGTACCCGACACCTCGTACACCCGGTCGCGAATCTTCATCGTTGCGCCGAGACGCCGCCAGATCGTGCGATTGCCGTATTCGCCAATCGCCCCCATCGACTTCCAATGCTCGTTCGACCAGGTATGCCCACCATCGTCAGAGAAGCGCAGCATGACTTGCGGGTTGCTGCCTTGTCCAGTGTTCAGCCCCACGCCTGTTTCGCAGTCTAGCTGCATGGCGTGCTGGATGGTGCGCGTCAGGTTGTTAGCGCCGGTTGGCAACGCCCGCCACGACCGCAGCCACTTCTGCGGCTGGCCGTCGTCGGCGTACACCTCAAGGTCAAACTTGTAGAGTTTGCCGTTCTGGTAGTCACCAACAGCGTTTGTGGCGTTGAAGAACATCTGGCTGTTGGCGCGGTGGCGGTTAAAATCGCCGTTGGCAAAGGCCGCGCGTTCGTGCCATGCGCCCGTTGCCACGTCAAACACCCACGTCGTATCGGCTGATGGGAAGTTCAGTACATAGAAGCTGTGACCGTCCTGCTGGTAGGTGTAGCCCACAGCGTCGCCGATGTTGGCGTATTCCTGCATCTGCCATTCGATAGCGTGCGTTGACACGCGCTGGCCGATGTAGCCCGACGCGCGGAAAACCATGCCTTGCCCGCGGGCGTCCTTGCCCAGCCAGTAAATCTGGTTGTCCATCTTGGCGATGCTGTGCGGCGAAGCGCAACCGAGTTCGTTGAACGCACCCTGGATGCGTGCCAGCGGAAAGTCGAGCAGCCCTGCGTCGTACCAAACTTCAGTTGAGTTGGAGCCAAACACCCAGACTTCGCGGTGATCGACAAAAATTGCCACCACGTTGTCAGGGTTGCCTTCGGCGCTGGCAAACTCCAGCGGGTCAATGCTGGTGCCGTCCAGCAACTGCGTCACCCAAATCTTCTGGCTGTTGGGTTCGTTGAACACAAAATAGCCGTCGATGTACCCGACCGTCACCGCGCCGGGAAAGTCTGGGTCTGTGATTTGTTGAAACACATCGGTGCTGGAGTTATAAATATAACCCAGCGGATCGGCGGCGATGAATAGCTGCGTGCCGTTGTCGGCCATGCTAACCGGCCCTGCACCTGCTATCGCGCCTTTGGCAACTGCAACCCAACTGCTGTTGATCTGATACAGCGTGTTGCCCGACACAGCGTAGCCGTAGTCGCCAAACTGCCACAGTCCACGGACAGGGCCAACGCCGAGAGTAGCCAACAAAGTCAGCCCCGGCGCACGCTGAAGGAACGCAGGCTCTTTGCCGCCTTCCGGAACGACTTCCGGAAAGAGGTTGACCATGCGGTTGTCGGCGGCGTTGACGCTTCGAGCGACATACGCCGACCCTAAGATCGGCGTCTTCATCAGTAGTTACCCGCGTACACGTTAAACCGCTGCCGCGACGCCACAAGGCTGTAGGGCATGGACATGATGTCGTCTGGGTTGTTGATGCGCTTGAGGTTGCGCTTGCTGGTCATAGCAATACGCATGACCTGTGAGGATGGTTCCATACCAAACTCAGGCGACATTTCCGTGGCAAGGTTGTACCGAAAAGCGCGCAGATACCCTGGCGGGAAGTGCAATTGGGTAGCCAGCGTTGCAGGCTGCGTGAGTTCTTCGACAGAGATGAAATGCCATTCCAGATCGCGCGTCGGACGCGGGTAGATGTACATCTCAATGTCGGGGAACGTCATGTTGACAAAGATGACTTGCGGGAAGGTCGAGGTGACCGTCTTGACCGCAATGCCATTGTACTGCTGCTGGTTGATAAACTTGATGCCGTAGCTGACGCCCGTGCCTGGGTCGCGGAAGTAGGTGCTGTCTTCGAGCAACACCGGGCGGCTACCGACGAAGTTACCTGATGGCCCCAGCGTGCGCGACAGCACTCCCGATGGCCATGTGAACATCTGATCCTGCGTGGAGAACACCGCCAAACGCTCAGTGTTCCAGCTATCAATCATCTGGTTCATCGCGTTCAGTGCGTCCTGCGATGTTTCCGCGGACGGCACTTCGCCTTCTGCCAGAACACCCAGAAGTCGCAGCGACCCGTTGATGATGTCTCCGGCAGTCGTCATTGGTTAGCCTTCCTGCTTCGCGCGGGGGCGTCCACGCCGCTTAGGTGCCGCCATCTCGTTGACAGGCTCGTCGTCGCCGTCATCGTCCGCCAACACGGTTGACGTATCGACATCATACCGCTGCCAGCCGCTCATTGCATCATAATTCGCTTCTGCATCTGAGATAGCGACTTTTGCGCCGTGCGTCGAATGAACCAGATAGATGACAGCCATAAAAACCTCGTAAAATGGACGGCCCAAAGGCCGTCCACCCTATTAAACGCAGTGAAGGATCGCAAAGTTGATCACTACTGCTTCCGACAGCGTACCGCCAGAAATGTTGCGCAGGCTGATGCTGACAGAGCCAGCAGCCAGCGAATTAGCAAACACGTTGTACGAACCAGCGGTTGCTTGACCGCCCGAGATAGTAAGAACAACAGTGTCATTTGCAGAAATGAAGCTGTTGGTCAGCGTGAACGTAGCATTAGTGGCAGTAGTCAAAGACGCGTTGTCCATGGTAATGCGACCGGCTGGCTTGTTCAGCGTGACCGCAGTTCCTTTGCCCGACGAAGTTCCCTGTGTGACGGTTCCCTGTGCGGCAGCAGTGTAACCAAGCTGTTCATCAGCCAGAAGATACTGCGCGCCGATGATGTCCTGGTCAAGAAATGCCACACCGATAGATTTTGTATTAGCCATTGTAATACTCCTAAAAAGGTTGCCCCGGCCAAAGCCGGGGCAAACCGATTAGCCAGCGATGCGGTACAGATTGTACGTTGCGTCGCCAGTCTTGACCGCGCGGAACAGGACGCTCTTAGATGCGACACCCGTACCGACGCCAACCAGCGTCCAGCCC